TTAAGCAGAATTTAAATCAATCGGTTTTAAAATCTGCTGAATCCCCGATTTATAGCCATTCACAAGTACTAAAGCATATAAAGTCAAAGCAGCAAAGATAGTAGTCAATAGCCCCATTTTTGATCTATGACGGCTATGCTCAAGATCAAATTGACTTTTCATCAACTTGAATGGCGCTTCAATAATCCCTCGTTTTTTTAATACAGCATGATCAAAGGGGGCTAGAACTTGTGGTTTCATATTCCTTTTCACTCGTGTAATCAGTTGAACCCCAACTTCTGCAAGACGAGATTTCCAGTTCTTACCTACATAACCACGATCACCAAATAACTTGCCTTTTAGTTTTGAATGTTCAATTAAATCAGGTAATACCTTACGGTCATCCACGTTACCTGTTGTTATACAATAAGAAACTAAACGTCCAATATGATCGCAAATTAAATGGATCTTAAAGCCATAGAACCAATCAACAGAGGTTTTACCTCGGCTTGCACTATCTGCAAATACACGATGCTGATGAATCCTTTTATTGTGACATACCGCAAGTTTAGTTGAATCAATAAATGCAATTCCTGCTGAATGGACTTTTAAACTTTCAATGAGAGCAACGAAGTACATGGCATATTTTGCTTTTAGTTCAATGAATCGACTGTAGCTAGGCAAGTTGGTAAAATATGAACAAAGAAAGGGCTTTGCCCAATAAAGGTAAAAAGCTTTAAAGTTTCGACTCCCCGTCAAATGAAACCACAATAATAATGTGATCACCTCGGAGGCATGAATTTTACTTTGACGGAGTCGTTTGGTCTGCCCATAAGTCAGCATATATTGTTCAACATTTTGAGTAATGTCTGTGCAGAAATCATCAATGAGGCAGAAAAGTGTTGTAAGCTGTGTATCAATAGGCATTTGAGAGAACTCAGTTTTTTGTCGTGATTAAATTGTGACTCAAATGCCTATTCTTTTAAACTTCCTTATCCCGAATTCACGTTAACTAGGATTCCCAACAATTTATTCAATATTTAAAGATACTGAAACTAGACTTTTTGTTTGTTAACAGACAAAAAATTTCACTATCTTGTTTTTTCTAAAGCGTATTTAGTTATATCAAACTTTGCACAATGAAAAAGTACTATTTCGCTAAATTTATCTTTTTTTGTTGTAAAAAAAGCGCTCAATTTAGAGCGGTTGTTACATATATAAATCAGTAGGTTAAATAAAATTACTACACTTTTGTTGCACTATTTTTTAAATCTGCATTTGTCTTGTTTTACGTATTTTTAAACTACATTCAAATTTATTTTAAATCTACTTTAACAGGAAGTTCCCAACGCTTTCGATTGAAGGTCACGATACCATCCATGTTCATGCTTAATTCATTGCCATTGTAGTCGAAAACCTTTATGACTTTACCGCCTTTGTTTACCTCAGCAAGCAAATTACATGTGTGCTCAAGCTTTCCAACTTCTGTGACCATAATCATTAATTGCTGCATGATAAAACCTCGAGAGAATGCAGTTGAGAATAATTTTGCTCAAAAAGCTTTAAAATCAAAGAAATTGAGCAAAAATTTTCTCATTTATTAAAGGTTAAAATCTATTTAATTTAAGAAATTATAACCATGGCTTTTAAGAAAAACCCGCCTCTTGCTAACTTTTCTTATTTCTCAGATGGCTTTCACGCAAATATCCACATTTATTATTGATAGCATGAGCCACCTATTTAGAACAATAAAAATAAACAATATTGTCTATTCTCACTTTGATATTCTTTTGACACTTCAAGAAAATAAGATGGCTAAACTATGAAAGGTTTTGCAATTCACAATGCTATTACTGATCACGGTGGAATTATTCCTTCTACACAAATGAGAACCTCTCAAATGGGAAACTTGTTTGTTAGAGCTGGTGATGGTCATATGTGTCCTAAATGCAAGTGTTGGTCTGTAGTTATTAAAAGCCATGACCATATCATTATGGATGGTAAACCAGTAGCGTATGCTGGAGACAAATTATCATGTGGAGCGACTATTCAACCACAACAATCTCATGTTGTTGGTGATAGTGGTAGTCCTTACTCTTATGCAGCTTCTTCCGCGGCGCCAGCTCAAGATAGCTTTGTAGAAGAAAAGAAAGAATATGGTATCCAGTTCCAGTTAAAGGATGAGAAGACCCAAAAGATCTTTAGTGATATTCCTTATTCAATAATTTATAAGAAAGATGGAAAGATAGAAACTGGCTGGACAGATAAAGAAGGTAAAACTCATGTTATCAATGCTGCTACACCTGATGAGGTGGAATTTCAGACGATTGATGCTTCTAAACCGCTACCACCACTTTAAGGATTAAAAATGGCACAAGATAAAGTATTTTCACCTACATTAATTCCATCTTTGGATAACGAGGTTAAGGTCTGTCATGCAGATGAGTTACTGGACCCTCTCTTATGTAATAGCATTGTTAAAATTCTAAACTATCATACAACAGTGCCCTACACTTTCATGATGAATCAGGCCCAGTGGGATTGGGTAAAACAGAAATATCCATTTGAACATGATCTAGCGATTCGATTTGGTCTTGAATACGATTTGCGACAATTTTCTGATGAGGTGTTGGCACGTTATTCATTCCATACAATGATGTATTTAAAATTCACACTATATGCTCAGAAGCACTCTAGGAATAAAGGTGCCGAAATGATTACAGAGCTTGCAAAAGATACATTTAAAGCTCGTATGGCAATTGCTAAACAAAACTTTGGTGAAATGATAGATTTGGCATTATCAAATGCGAGTAAGCCTGTCCTTGCAGCTAATGCATTGGCAACGTATACCAACAATGGACCATATAGTATTAACGAATATATGTACAAAAATGTCTTTGGTCGTACTTATGATCAAGCCACTGTTTCTTTATATATTCAAAAATATCACTACTCTCCACCTACTAGCCACTTCTCACTATGAAAATTACATTAATACCAATATTGATACTTTCCTGCTTACTCCTGACTTCATGTAAGGCATCGACAGATAAGGAAGACATTGATAATTATGTGAAAGTAGACCTTAAAAATTATGCTACTGACAATTATAGATTAATTATTGAAGCCAATAAAAATGTGAACAATGAGCCGGCCTTGAAAAACTCATTGTTTAACAACTCCTATGTTAAGTTAGAAACATCACGCAGTCTTTTAAATGAAGAGTATTCTGACTGGGTTAAAGGCTTGGATAAGAATGGCTACGACTATGGAGACCTCAACACAATATGTTGGATGACAGTCTTCATGGAAAACTATGTAAACAATGTTGAAGGCCCATACAAGAGCCAGCTTAAAGATGAAACATTAAATGATGTTCACAGCCTTTATGGCGAACGTCAGAAAATCATTAAGCTACGCGACAGCAAAGATAAGACTGCGCGAAACTTTGTAGAAGTGTGCGAATAAGCCTATTTTGATAAAAGCCCTGATTTCTCAGGGCTTAATTTTTAAAGTGCGCTAACGCAAATTGAGACGTTTACATTGCTATTGATCGAATGTGCTGTACATCCTGAGAAATGGAGGCACAGCAATGTGATGATCGATGCAACTTTGGTATGCTGACACATATAAGTTACTTCTTTAAAAAGAGTGCTCGCTCTGCTTCTCGGCGACGAACTAGACCTTTCATAACTTTGCCACCTGCTTTGTTCCATACAAGGAATTGGTCAGCAGCGCCTTTGTAGTCGCCTTTATTAAGCAACTTGAGCAAAGTTGAATTCTTTAAAGCACCTGCGCCAATGTTGTAAGTCAGAGAAACCAAAGCATCAAACTGATTTTGATTTAGGGGCACTGTCACAGATTCATTTACAGTCTTTTCAAATTTAGTTAGGTCATGCTTGAAGTAAGTCTTAGCCTGCTCAGGTGTGCAAATGTCACCTTGCTTAACCTTCACACCATTTGGATAAACTGTGGTGCCAGTGCCAATGGTCCAGACTCCCACACCATCGTCATAAGCTTTGAAACGTGTGTCTTCAAATCCTGAGATTAGATCTACACCAACATCACTTATAGTTTTTCCACCTGGCGCAAGTTTATCGACCACCTTATTTAGTTCATCCACTTGTGCTTGTGTAAGCTTGCCGCCTGCGATAACTCGAGCAGCATCAAAGAATGGTTTAGTTGTCATTGGATTCACCTTTCTTTTTCTCTAATTCAGAACTACCAAAATAAAAGCCGCATGCTGTTGTCATAGCCCCCGCAATGAAACCCAATGCCGTATTGATCAGATTGCTGTTTTCTCGCGGCATATCCACAAAAAATAAAGCAATCACTAAAACAAACATCAGTCCCACTAATGCGAAAGCTAGATATGCGCGAGTATTTTCACTGTTCATGGAGTGCCCCTAAATGCAATTTTTGATTCAATGACTGCAACCTTTTGATTGGTGTCTGAAATGCGTTGGTGCATGGCTTGGTTATTTGAAACAATCCAAGTGCAAAAAGTTATCATCCCAGTAAGTGCAAACCCTCCAAAGAACTTAAGAAACGTAATTGCACCTTCTGTTTTTTGAGCGCCCGACTCTAGTTTCTCAATCTTTCTTGCGTTCTCTTCACTTTGGGCTTTCTGGTGTTCATTAATAGCTTTTAACTGAATTAAGCTCTCTGATAGCGACTTAACTTCTTGCCGGATATCATCCACCTTCTTTTCTAAACGGGTACCGTAGCTTTCTGTATCTGACATGCCTTCCTCCTAATTTCGGCAATAAAAAAGCACCCGAATTGGGTGCTCAAAGTTATTTTAAGGTTTAAAGGGTTTGTAGAATTTTCCCTCCGTTAATCAGTTGAGTTGTAAGTGGAGCAACTCCAATTATTGCAGGTCCACCCGGCCCCGGCTGACCTTCAGTCGTTCCATGGTATTTCCAGTTCCACGTTCCATCATTGGTGGACTTGGTACCACGTTCGCCCCAGTTTCCGCCATCGCCTGATAATGGAGATCCATAACGGTCATTTTGGGTTCGATAACCTTTACCGGGTACCGAAGCTTCGGCATCAGTAATTTTTAAGACATTGAAGTAACTTCCAAAATACCAGCGCCAATCTTGTGAGTCGCTTGAAATTGGCTGGCCTGTCATGACCCGTCCAAATGGTGCACCAGCTCCACCCGGAATACCTTGAACACCATAAGACAATCCAGTGTAAATACCGCTTGGTGTTGCTCCACCACCAGATCCACCTCGAGCTAGAGTGCCGCCATCGATAATCAGGTTTAGTTTGCTGTGCTGGTTCAATAAACCAGGTGCTCCCTGAAACCCATCACGGCGGGTTTTAGTAAAGTTATAATCCGGATCAGACTCCCATGCACCAAATGCCAAATGAGGCAAGCCACCATCACCCCCACGTCCAACAACAGCACCTTTAATAATCAGATTCACGACCAGATCAGGCGGGAACTCACCTGTATCAATGGCAGGTAGTTCAGTCGCTGCAGGGGCAATAAATTCCTGTTTCGGCGGACTAGAGTTGTAGTCAAATTTATAGACAAATCTGGTCTCAGGTCGGTAAGAATTCGAACTAGAAACCAACGCACCTGCTTCAACTACAAAACTGATTTCGCCAGTCGTTGGCAAATCACCTCTTTGCATCTGATATAAACGCGCCAGATTAATATCCAGCTGGTCATATCGAATGTAAATTGGAGAATCATCTACCGGTACATCAATAAAGTCCTTGTCATTGAGGTAATAGCGCTCATCATAATTAATTGCTGTAATGGTATTAGAGAACTGGTCAGCTGGTTCTCTTTTCGCGACCAGATAAGGCAATGAGCCTTTGGTATCGTCATTAACTACGGTGTAGATAGTATTCACAAAGTCATCAGGGCTAAGCTTTAAGGCCCCGTTCGGTAAACGCCCTAAAATCACCTTATTTTTGGTTGAACCTGGTGTAACAGGTATTAGGTCAACGGTACCATCCCCCATTTGCAGATAAATCACATAGCTCTTGCCTGCAATAAAATCGACATCATGGCTTAGGGTTAGGATTAAGCCCTCTTGCTGTACCACCTCACCGCTTTGATGAATACCATTGCGATAATCCGCTACAGCAATCCGGTCACGTAAAACCAGTAATTCTGACTCTGGTGCCGCATCAAAGGTAATGGATTTGCGCTGGAAGCGAAGCTTGTTCCAGAGCCGGTAAGCATTGAAATGAGCTTGCCACTTGTTCCGTACCCCAACGGATTTCACTTCTTTCGGGTTCTTTGCTCCTTTGTCCGGCAAATAGATATTGATACGACTATCATCGGTCGGATCCGTATATTCATAGATCAGTCCATCGTAGTCATCCATCACGCCAAAGGTAAGATCATGCTTGTAACTATCAGGAATAATATTCCTGAAGTTAAATAGCATTACCGAGTTATCAGTTGGACGTTCAAAATAAAGCTTGAGCTTATTATTTTGACGATATGCAGTACAAAACACGGCATCACAAAGATTGGTGACCAGCTCTTCAAAAGATAGGTTTGTATCATCAATCGTAGTACAGAACTCAGCCGCAAGTGGTGTACCGAAATAATCAACTACATCGTTATAAGTCCGATAGATATTTTCAAGATCAATCTCATCAATCGTACGGCGGCCTATCTTGTCATCCAGTGCCATAGAAACTAAAGCATCAGCAAAGCTGGATGTTGGATATAGCTCTGTTGTCATTGCCCCGTTTTTATAAGTCGGTAACATCCGCTGAAGATCAAAATTGATCTTGCGTGACTTAACAGATAAAGCTCCGGTCGTTGCATAAGTACGCGCACGAAAAACCGTTTCATGTTCATATACTGTGCTTTGCAAAGGATAAGCGCCATAAAGCGCCTGCCACTTTACTTCATCAACTACCGTTGTAACCGCCGGAGTTGGGGTTAAACGACGTGCACGGACACTACAACGCCCCTGAAACGTGACCATATCAAGTGTTGCACCAACTGTCTGACGTGACTTTGCCGAACCCTTTAGAATAATCTGCTTCAGCATTGGATTGCCAATGGCTGCACCAGATTCATTAACCGGCGCTACTTCAACTTCAATCGTGACGTTTACAGCTCCCTGATTTCCACCTGAAGAAACTGTGTAAAGTCCATTACTAGCAACAAAGTTACATAGCACTCGGCTACGTTCAATATTGTCGAGAATGAATGGACCAATCCACTTCTCGCCAATAGATGAAAGCTTTGGAGATAAAGCACCAGTTTGCTGATTTGATAATTCCTTTAGCTTTAGCCAGTTGGGGTTTACCGCAGCCGGGTTAGACAATGCCATACGGTCATCAGCTACCGATAGAACGCTATATGTACCGTTTAAATCATAAGTCTGGCCGTTAAAAGTAAACGAAGCATTTGTGATTCCTACCCGGTCATTACTAACAAACTTAGTGGTTAAATCAGTATTGTTTGCAGATGCACGCAGGATCTCATTTGGATAGGCAAAAAGAAGATAGTTGGTACCTTCCAAGCTTTGAGTATCTGCCGGACGCAAGATCTGGCCATTCACCGAGTTTTGATGCTGCACTGTTAGTGGCGGTGTAGTAATTTCGGTACCAAGCGAGAAATATGGCTCACCTGAAACAATATCTACACCTGGTCGAAAGACTTCTACCGATGCGCCGGCAATATCGACAATGTTGGTTTCACCGTCATAAGCACCATTAATTTTATAGTGGCCACGACCAATACAACCAACAACATGCTCTACTTCAACATTGTTCTCATAAACCTTGTAAGGCACAGCTATCAAATCTGGTGTATTCCAACCAGCACCATAATTATCTGTAATACGGCCATTCACACGAATCTTGTTTTCACGGTTTGAAAGTTCGTTGTTTGCCGAAGAAGACTGGTTGTTATTCTGGTTAGTCTGTGCAATTGATGGAGTAGGCATCAATAAAGCTACAGCCACACCCACAACCAATGAGATAACCACCGCCCATGCAATAGTGATGGGGTCTATACCCTTAGGGTTTTCAATCACAATGAAAGTACCCGGTAAAAAGTCTAACTGTTTTAAGTCATGAGCATTCTTCGGTGTGACTTCATTCGCAAATGAAATTTCGGCATGATCCGTATTGCTTGTAGTATGAAAGATACGGACATGTTCAGGCATATATTCATATTTTGAAGTGAGCCATTGCCCAATGGTTTGGGCCTGTTCAATTGTCTTGTTTTTAGACAAAGGATCCTGCTTATAAATAATCTTAATCATAGTAACTGACCCGACTAAACCCCATCGCTTTAATGATGTCTTCCGCTAAATAAGTAACTCCGCCTTCCATCAAATGTAGAACACGGCCCAAACGAAAAAGCCCTACATGCGGGGGCTTATTTCTTTGTCTAGGATGGAAGGCAACTATGCAGCCTTCCTTGGGCATGGGTAGAGGGTTTAGTAACTTCAATCTCGATGGCAGGAATAGCTTCTCTTTAATAGGCTTCATAAAAAATTCAAGTGCTTCGCCACGATCAATTTCATATAGATCCAGCGCAGCTTCATGGACGAAATGAACACAGTTGTAATGTTCCTCATCATATTGCCTATCAAGCAAATGATCATGACTTTTCATACAGCCCCCTTCAATCCACTAAAGCGATCCAATGCAAAGATATCTCCAGTTTTAGTGGTATTTAATCGCGGCGATTCAGCTTTAAATGTCACAGCTTTGTGATTCATTGAGACACCAGCAAGTCGCAACCCAAGCAGGTAATGAATCGGTGTATTTAGATTATCTGAGCTGTAAATCCGGTAGTTCACAGTAGGTTTTACATCAGTAAACTGCCCTTCCATTACCCGTTCAAACTCATCAGGCAAAATGTCACCAAGTCCAGAAATTGAAACGGTCAAAGTCTGGTCCAGATCACCGAGCATTCCGGATCTTTGAATTGTCATAGGTAGATATTCGTAAAATACTTGCCCCGATCCTTCCTTATGCTGTACATATACACCTCGGTCATCATTACGAACTATACGGTAAGTATTTACGAAAGAAGGGTGTGACAGCTCAATACACTCCAGTTGATAGACATCAACTTTCCGATTGAAAAAGAATTTGGCATATTCGTTATCCATTAGACCTCCCAATCCTTAATCAAAGCTATATCGGCATTCAAGTTAGGCTGATTTTGAACAACTTCGAGCTGAGCATTTACCCGGTAAAGATTGCCATTAACTTCATTGGTCTTGAACGAGTTTGGAATGAAGTTACACAGGTATTGCTGCCGTGCTCCCTGATCTATCACCAGATCCGCATAAAATGAAGCTGGCTTATTCTGGTAGATCCGCCAGAACGCCATCATTTTATTGAAATCGGTTTTACTTAAGTTCCAGTTCACATCAACAATGTGGCTATTACGCTTCACATCGATATAATAGCGCCCACGCCCACCATCCATTTGCTGACGCTTCACATCATCACCCGGTGTTACACCATAGCCGCTGGTCTGAGGATTTAGCTTTAACTTGTACATAACTTTCCTTCAGGTAATAAAAAACCACCCCGAAAGGTGGTTTTATTGATTAACGATTCCATCTTGCTGTCGTATTCTCAGTCAGAGACCGACTAATAGTTGAGTTTGGATTTGCGATTTGGTCACTTACAAGCTTCGGTACCGTTCTTGGAAGCTGCTTATCCAGTTCATCTGTAACAATGATCCGGACTGTTTGCTCATCCAGTTGTTCAGCTTCAACTGTTGCTCCACTCACTTGATTAATCACTTCAATTTTGAAATTGATTATCGGTGAAGCTGACTCAATTGAAGGCATAATCTCAGCTTGAGGGCGTGAAGTACGTCCTAAAGTAAAATCCTGAACATCATCCAGATTTGAACGATCCTGAACTAAACCATTGGATGAGAAGTAGACCTTGCCATCATGGAATAAGTCTAAATTTCCAGAAGAAGCTAATTTAGGTGTGTCTCTATTACCCTTATAGATAATCTGAGTATCTTGAACTGGTTGATTAAAGATGTCAGCCTGCTTTTGGCTTTCTATAAAGGCACTAGAGCTCATCATTGCACGGCGCATGACACTATCTGCCGAGGCATTGTTATTGATAAATGCTTCAGGGTTTGCACTCTTACGCATTTTCTCAACTAAACCAACTCCACCCCATCTTTTAATGTCTTCTTGGGACCATACAATCTCGCCTTTGTGCACAATGCCTGCTGGAGTATGTTTAAGCCCATTTCCTGTATAGCCGCCATCAGAGAAGCCGGCTATAGTTTGTCCAGCGATCAGACCAACATTCGCCATCCCCATCCCAAGCACAAGGTTGGCTGCTGTTGATTTGCTAATTACATCCAAATACCACGGACTTGCTAGAATCTGGTTATACGCCTGTAACGCGCTAATTGTGGCTGAGCCAATTGCGAATGCTTGCTGTGCTATATACATGCCCTTGTATATACCAGATTGCTCGCCTGCTGCATTTTTAACAATTCCAGTCATATTTGACCAGTAGCCACTAAGCTGACTTGTTAAGCTACCAAGTTGCCCCAATTGGGTTTCAAAAAGTGAGCTATTCAGGTCCCGTTCATCTTGAGCATATTTTTCATCCAGTGCTTTTCTGGATTGTAAATATTGCTCTCGCGCTGCCAATAATTGCGAGTTCCTCTGTTCCTCATCAGCAATTAGATTAATACCATTAATTTGGTCTATATATGTATTTAATAGCCCTCCTGCATCAGTTGAATACCGATTTTGCAAATCCCATTGAGCATACCCTCGCGGGTCATTTTGTTGAAATACTTGTTGTGAAGCATTAAAACCGCTCTGAAAAACCTTATCCGATGCGCTATCTAAAGTCTGAAATTGCCCCATATTATTAGCGCTAAGCAACCCAGCTTTTAGTTTAGCATCTCTAACTTTTTCAATCTCTTTTAACTCGGCTTGATACCGCCTTACTGCTAGCTCAGTCTCGCCCATGTATGAGCTTTTCGCCTCAAGTAACTGTTTTTTACGAGCCAACTCTATAAGCTCAAGTTCTTGCTGTTTTTGCAATTTCAGGCCATCCAAAGCAACCTGTCTTTGATCCTCAGAGAGTTTGCCTTCAGCAACTAATCGCAAAGAATTGGTTTCATATGTGTAATCAAGCTTTTGTTCTTCAGTCCACTTATAACCATTTACTTCAAAATCAAATTGCTTCTGAGCTAACTTTTCTTCAGCATCAAAACGCTCTTTAATTTTAGGGAGTAAATCCATCTGCCCTAAAAGCGTAGCTTTATTGATTTCCTCCTCTCGTCTTTTGCTTCTAGCAACTGCTTCTGAATCATAAGTAATCTGTAATTGTTTGATTTCCTCTTGGGTTTTTGCAAAATCTCTCAAGTAAGAGCCAAAGTCTTTTGATGAGATATCACCAGCAGAATAGCCATTAATACCAGCCATATAACTTTGATAGTCTTTCCAGTATTGATTATTATTTTTACCAATACCTTTACCCTTCATTACATTGCCTTCACCTGCATGATATGCACGCACAGCCTTTTCTAAATCACCTTTAAAAAGCTTCAAAAGATAGGACATGTACTTAGCGGCACCTTCAGCAGATTGTGCTAAATCAGTGCGGTCTTTTACGCCATATTGCTTGGCAGTACCTTCGAGAAACTGAAATCCACCCGTTGCCCCAGTCGATTTGTTATAAGCCTTAGCATTACCACGTGACTCAATCATATGAAGCGCTGACAATGTGCCGGCTGGCAAGTTGTACTTTGATTCAATACCTGCAAATCCATATTTAGCAGCATTAGCCTGAACTTTGGCATTAACCGAAAGAACTTTCTGTTGCTTCTGAAGCTCCCTGGTGCGCTCTTTATCTTTGTTTACAAGATTATCAAGAGCACTTTCCTGACTAACAATGCCTTTAATGATTTTGTCTTGTTCAACAGTGACTCCTGCAAAACCTTTTTTCTGGTTTTCACGATAAGTTTGCAACAGAAGCTTTGCTTCTTCGGCTGATCTACCATATTTGGTGATAAGAACAGACTTAAAATCTGCATCCCATTTTCGATCTGCAAGCGACTTATTGATGTCTTTAAGCTTTTTATTAAGCTCGGTTACGTCTTGAGCTGCTCCTTTAGCACCTTGACTAACATCATTAAAACCTGCTTTTGCATTGGCACCAGAACTACGAACCTGATTTAACTCAGAGTTTGTTTGTTTAACAGCTTTTGAGTTTTCATCTACTTTCTTCTTGCTGTCGGCCAGTTGGTTGATTTGATCTGAACTGATAAAAGAAAGTTGATTTAATCTATTGAAAGCCTGATCTACATCAATTACACCAGTCTTTAACTCTGCCCAAATTCGATAAGCTTCAGCACTTTGCTTGTTGTTGTCAGTGATAGATTGGGTAAGTAACAAAAACTCATTCTGAGACTTCGATAGTTGAGCATTTTGCAAACTTAGCTGCTTTGTCAGTTCACCTTCCGCTGCACGCTTTTGGGCACCTTCAAGCTTCATAAGTTCATCAGCTGCCATACCAGCATAACGCGATTGCTTTTCAAGCATGTCATTGGCTTTATCGCCATTGTCTCGCATCAACAGATATCCAGCTGCTAAACTTGCTACTGTAATCCCAATACCAACTGGGCCACTAAGTAAACCTAAAAGCCGTGATCCTATCCCTACACTTGCCGCACCAGCTGCTGCTGATCTAGCTTGCGCAGTTGCCAGTGCACCTTCCGCTACTGCTAATTCTCTTGTTACTTGAGCCTCAATTTTCTTTAACTCAGCCATACGAGTTAATGTCGCTGTTCTGCCTTTTTCGGTAATTTGAGATTTTAGGCGCTGTACCTCTAATGCTTTCTCAGCAGCTATAGCAGCTAAGGTTGCTTGGGTATTTGCAACAACTGCTTGAGTGCTAATAACTTGTTGAGCAGCAGCAGTGCGCTCAGCTTGAATTGCAGCATATTGTGTAACTGTTTGAGCAGCTAATTCTTTGGTTTTTGCAGCTACAGCAACACCAGATGCATAAATTGCAGGAATGTATGTTCCAAGCCAATATGCTCCACCAACCATCATTGCAGAGGTTAAAACATCTAAGTTTCCCGCTAGAGTTTGAATAGTGCCTGCAAGAACTTGAGCTGCACCCGAACCCTTACCCGACTCACCAACAAATTTAGTAATTTCATTATTAAGTAAAGTTAAAGATTGCCCAATAGTGATATCGGTTTTTGCAAAAAGTGCATCAACATCTTTTTCAACATTTCTGAGTGCTTTTACAATCTCTTGAGAAGTAATTTTTCCTTCAGCAGCTACTGAACGTAATTCACCTACAGTAATACCCATACCTTTAGCAATAGCCTTTGCTAGAGCTGGGGTTTGCTCCATTACAGAGTTAAGTTCTTCACCACGTAATGTTCCACTTGCTAGAGCTTGTCCAAACTGAACTAATGCCGCATCGGCAGCTGAAGCGCTAGCGCCACTAATTGCCACAGCCTTAGAGACAGTCTCAGTTAAGCGAGCGGTGTCATCCATTGTGATGTTTAAAGTTTTTGCATTATCACTAAAACGCTGGTAGACCTGTAGAACAGAATCCCATGCTGAATAGGTTTTTTGAGCAATTCGGAAAGTGTCTTCCGTTGCTTTATTTAGTTCAACTTGATTATTAGTGACCAACTTAAGACGGTTTTGTAGTCCAGTATATGTATCCATCTTTGAAATGGCAGAACTTACTGTAACTAATCCAGCCATATATCCAGCAAGCTGACGTGTAGCAACAGACAAACCATCCATAGACTTAGTTGCAAAGTCACCTTTACGCTCAATGCTATCCAGTTCATTGCCTAGATTACGCGCATTACGTTCTGCATTTTTTGCATCAATTACAATGACGAGACGTGATTCTTGTGCCATTTTTTACTTTCCTCTAGGCAATAAAAAACCGACCTATAAATGGTCGGTTTTAGGCTTTAATCGCTGCAATGATTTCTGGTAATTTCCAGATTAGAATTGGTATGGAAATTATGAGTGATGACTTAAATGCATCCCACCAATTGTATTTTTCTTTCACTTTAATACCTCAATCAACTTAGAAGTTGCTGTCAATATTGGTGCGGCCTGCCAAATCAAAATTCCAATTAAAAATACAAAAGCCATGATGTAAGTCCACACCCTTAATACTTTGCTGCTTGAAAGTTTGTTCATCACTTTATCAACCTGTAAATTTAGGTTAAAATTCATCTATGTTCTGATCCTCAAGTCTGGTTTGTGGGTTAGAAACAAAAACCCCAAGAGCTGTGAACTCTCGGGGTTTTGTTTTGGGCATTAAAAAACCCACTCGATGAGTGGGTTTTGTTAAGTTGATTTTATTAGTGACGAATCAGACTACCTGAAATTTCAAGTACTCCCATCAATCGACTTGACTCCATCAGTGGGTGAAACCAACGGTCGCCATAATGTTGATTACCTGTTGTGTAGCTTATGGTTTTTAAATCATCACTAATGATTTCTCTATTAAGAGGTCCTCTTAAATCCATTGTTCGAGTGAGTTTTAGAACTGCAATATTGGTTTTAAACGCATATTCAGCTAAGTAGTGACCTTGTTCATTACTAAGCATGTGTATTGCACGATAGATTTTGCTTGTCACAAAGTTTTGGGAAATAATTGCATCTACCAGATCCTTAACCAAACCCAATGTTTCATTATCTAACAAAGAACCTTGAGCCTTCTCCTCTGCACTACTGTATATCGCAATCAGATGATGAACATATTCCACTGCAACAGGAATCATGTCATATGGGATTTCATCAATATGCTGAACATTGAAACGCTGATGAACTAATTTATAAGCATCGCTGTAATTCAAATGCTTAGTTTTAGCTACAAGAAGATTTACAGCATTGGTTAGGGGTTCACGTTCGGATTTATGGGTTTTAGGACGCAGATTAGTTGCCTGCCCTTTTATCCAATAATCCCACAAAACATCATCACACTCTTCTTGATACTTAATTACAGTATCTCGAAGCTCGGGTTTTACTTTATTTGGACTGATTGTCATTAACCAACCAAACAACTTTTTAAGTGGTAAGCACAGCATTTTGTACTGTTTACCATCTTTACCAGTTGTGGGGATTTCCCCCACAACTGAATTAAACCTTTGTTTTATCTTAATTAACTGCGTCTTCCAATCTAATCCTATATTTTCAACTATTGGACGCATTGCAGTATAGGGTTGCCCATTATGCTCAACTAAAAGTAATTCAGTGTTATGGAAAGGGACTGTGATTTGGGTTAAACTATTTAAAGTCATATTTATTTCCTTAATGTTGACTTCAATCAAGCCCTGTCCGCCAAGATCACGGGCTTTTTTGTTGTCTGTTAAATTCATGCTTTCGCACCTTCAATTTCTTTACGCATATTCTTAATCGCTTGATTAATTACATAATTAACCGGTCTTTCATTTTTTGCTGCCACCTCCTTTAACCATTCATGTAGTTCTTGATCAATTCGCAAGTTGTACTGCGTCTTGCGCTGTGGTTTCGATAACACTCTCATTTTATACTCCTATCAATCGGGTATGATTAAATATAGAATTAATCGGGTAGTATTGTCAATACCCGAATAATAGAATTAATATCTATGTTAAATTTGCGGTATATGGTTTATTTCCATGAGTAAAAATGGTGGTCATCTCACAGTCCAGTACAATCTACGCTGGTCAGAAGAACTGAGAGACAAAATCGCTGACGAAGCTAAGAAAAATACTCGTTCGATGAATCAAGAGATTATTGCTCGTTTGGAACACAGTTTTCGGTCTGAGTCAGCATCAAAACCATTCCTTTCTTTTGACAAAGATACCTCACATCTGGTTATTGGAGATGCTGAGGAGCGTAAACGCCTAGCCCAAATAGCTGCTAAAGCTGTTTTTGATGCTTTAGGACAAAGCCTAGATCAAGATGATGATGAAAAAAAAGCACCCTAGGGTGCTTTTATTAAAACTTATTCCACCCACATGCATTATTTTGCTTTCTCATGCCCGCCTTTAGTGCGACAAGGTTGAATTCTTGTAATGAAATCCCGCCATCGCTTGTTTTAAAGAAAATCTTTAGTTTATTTGCCGACTTAATTAGACTAACCAACTCCTCATTCTCGCCAAAATCCTGCCAGTCCTCTTCACTACGGACCTTTATCGGTTGAGCTTCTGTTGTTTTGTCTGTTTCAACAAAAACATAATCTTCACTTGTATAAGACAAGTGTCTTTGTGACCATAAACTTATAGATGTTGTGCCACCCTCACATCCAAGTCTTAAAATAGGATAGATGTATTTAAAACCCTCACCAACTGTTAGGCTAGATGGTGTTGCTGTAGCATGTTTTGCTGAAAAATGATATTCAGCATCCTTATATTTAGGTTCAGGTATTTTGAAGTTTGGGGGTATTAATTCATCCTTGCCATTAAATTTTGGTTGTTGGTTGCAAATTTCAGACCACGCTCTTGGAAATTGTTGATTAGCTATATTGTTTTCATCTTCAAAGAGTACAGTTTTATTATTAAGCACAATATATCTAGTTTTACCAACATACCCACCCATTCGATTCTTTGAGTTAACCTCACCACAAAAACCTTTCTGGTTTGAAAACATGGCGGAGCTTGGATCTATTAAATCCTGCTTAACAATCTCCTCAGAAAATGATTTTACCACCAAGTTAAGTCTTGCCTGCTTCTCCTCCTTGCTTTCACATCCTACCAAACCAAAAACCAAACTTAATAAAATAATCTTTTTCATATATAAACCTATCAAATATCAAAATTTAAAAAATCAGCTAATAATCCAAATAAAAATTATTAAAGCTATAAATAAAATAACTCCACTGATTATCCATTCAGATTTAGGGTAACCCCATACATTATCTGGATTATTAAAATCAGGTTCTCTTCTACGTGTCGTTTTCTTAGTATGACTAGAGAACTTAGAATAAGATAAACCAGTACCTGGAATACCTACTGTTGTGCGAGTACCCTTCTTACTTACATTTACACGTGCACCTTTCCCACCCACGGAAACACTTGATAGCCCTTTTTTACTAACATTGACACGGATTCCAGGAGCAATTTTTATACTTTTTCTAAAATTCAATCCCATCACATCACCTATCTAGAGCAGATCTTTTTAGAAGCACTGATGGAACCATCATTACAAACAAACTTACTACCATTGCAATGACTTACCCCACCTTTCTTACCAGAGCACGGTTGTCTGCCTCTACCTGCTTCCGCAATACTTAATGAGCTTAAAACTAATAAAAGACTTAAAATGACTTGTTTCATGAATTTCACCATTTGTTATAAAGTGTACTAACTTTAACAAACTGGTTACTAAATGTCACATAAAGCAAAACCACCCGAAGGTGGTCTTTAATCATGTTACTAGAGTTTTGGTTTCAATACTCTAAATATTGCTATTGGGGTAATACCGTAGGCGGTCTGAGGTCTGCCAGCAAACTCTCTCACCATTTTTATCATACTGACCACACCATCTCTAAATTCATTTGGATCTGTATTAAAAGTGAAATTATCAAAAGGTAAAGCATCCAATACACCCAAAACATACCAACTACCAGCTAGAAACTCACTATGTTTAAAATTCAAATCAGTTGGGGTACCTACAATTTCATCCCTATTCAATGTCATCCATACTTGAATATCGTCGCCAATGGCGCAAACTTCATATTGGTATAGATGCTAAGACCCTTCAAATACGAGCAGTTCAGCTCACAACAAACAATGTGAGTGATTCACAGGTGCTTGGTGATTTGCTTGATCAAATTCCGTTGGATGAACGAATTGATTCAGTCTATACAGAGGGTGCTTATGACACAAAGCACTGCCGACAAGTCATTTTAGATCGAGATGCACATGCAGTCATTCCACCTAGGAAGAATGCAAAGCCTTGGAAAGATAAGAAATTGAGATCTTTAGAGAGGAATGAATTGTTAAAAACAGTCAAACGGCTTGGTAGGTCACTTTGGAAAAAATGGTCAGGTTATCATCGGCGAAGTTTAGTGGAAACCAAAATGCATTGCATTAAATGATTAGGCGATAAATTAACAGCAAGGAGTTTTCCTAGTCAGGTGAATGAGATTCACGCACGTGTGGCAGTATTAAATAAATTCACGGAATTAGGTCGTCCTCACACCCGAGTTGTGCCTTGAATTTGATAGGACTTTGTGAAATCAGCCTTTAAAAGGTTTGTGCAACAAAGCCCTTATAATGTATTTGGAAGATTATGTTTTTAAAATAAATATTCGTCAACTTAATAAATCCTTATTTAATTTTGCCTGTTTTCTTATGCACTCCTTCCAAAAATAAATTATCCAAAGCAAAAATACAGTCATTAAAAATATGAGCAGCCACGGGCAAATCATTATGCTCTGCATAGACATTGATTGCCTGCTGATCTAAAGATAACGGGATACCCTGCTCATATCGTCTGGATCTGGTAATAGTACTAAATGCCGAAAGAATGGAATCAGCCGCAAAAGAATATTCTGGTGGATCCGGAATGTGGCCACCTAAGAACTTGATTTGTTCAATTTCGTGCGGCGTTTTCGACGCATACGTTTTTTGGAATTTGTAGAGCTCGATGACTTTCCCAGAATTAAAGCCTTGTCCTTGTCTGCGTCTTCCTGAATCTTCTGGGCCTGTTCTTTAATGAATAGCCAGATTGAAATACCAATATCACCAAGATTAAGAAGCTTTGAGGCACTCTCAGGTGTATATGGCTTTTCAGACTCAACAGTTTTACCGTCTACCACTTCAGCAAACACCACACCTTTCCAGTCTTCGATTAAGTGGGCGGCGCATGCATCCATTAACAACTCGTGATAAAGCTTGGCATCTTCATCTTTTACCATTACATCGTAGCCTTTAGACGAGATCTGGTTACCTGCTCGTTCAATCGCTACCTGAAAAGGCTTATAAGCGATACCACGGACTTTAAATTCTGCCTGTACCTCTCCATCAACCCCTTTGTATTCACACCATTTTGATACGTCTGAGCTTTTAATAATTCCGACTTTTAAAGCCATAACAACCTCTAATTTGTAGAAATAAAAAAGCCCATGGGGTTCCATAGGCTTTGTTACTAAATAAGCTGATTACACAAGAGCACGTACAATCGTTGGACTGGTACGCACTTGGGCAAAATTGATATCTATTGTAATGATGTCATCACCCCCACCATCCGGGTGATTTGCTTCCTTAACTTCAAGTTGCGGGAAGTTAAACGAGTACTTACTGCCTTTTGTGTCTGTAATATCAAACGTCAATGTAAATACATCACGGGTTTTAATAGCATCAATCCATGCGGCAGAAGTTGCCGAGAACATGAAATTAGCATTAACGCCAATATCCATCATTTTCTCTAAGTAGAACTCAGGTGTGTATTTACCTGAACCGATACAACGGATCGCTTCCAGATTATTGCTAAAGTTGATGGTAAGTGTTTGCAGGCAAGCTTTCCCTTGAATTGATTGACCATTAATAAGTAGCTTTTCAACGTTTGGCATACTCACCAGAGGGCGAGTCGATGCTGGGATAGGATTTGTAACAGGATTAACCTGCTGTCGAGTAAATGAGCTACCTACTAAACCAAAGTTACCAGTGATTTTGCCTGTGGTCTGGATCGTCATTTCACCTGTATTCACTTGAATACCGCGATAAATAAAGACTTGTCCAATATCTTCAAAGACTTTTACCAAGGTAAGAGACTTACGTACTCCACCACCAAAACTTAAAGCATTTGCAGCCCAGTTATTGAAAGCGAGAACATTTAAGAATAAGTCAAAGGTACCTAGTGATAATTCAAACTCTAGTTGACCAGTTACTTCGGCTTCCGTTACAACAGCACCTTGGTGAAAACGTGAATCAACTACTTCACTGCTATCTTCAGTAGTAACATTTTCAGTCAAACTATCAGTAACACGGCGAACGGTATACCAGACTGGATTTGCTGGAGTAGTCCCTAAAACTGCTTCTTCACAAGCATATAATCGAATTTTTGCGCCTGAACTCATTTATGGTTCTCCAAAATTTAGGCAATAAAAAACCCGCTGCTTAAGCGGGTTATTAAAGTGTTTCGTCTGTGTCTGAGATTTCTGGCGGTTCCACATCTGCCATTGCAGCAGCTACAGCTTCAGATAAATTATTGGGCTGGAAATCAACAGGTGTTTCAGTTTGAAAAATTTCAGGCTCTGGCTCAGGTTCTTCATGCAAGCGGATATCGATCCAACGCCCTTCTGGAATGTCCATCGGATTTTCGTGATCTGCTATGACTGCCGCAAGTTCGAAATCAAACTTACGCTTGTAAGTTTTGATGGAAAGATCACCGTTTTCTAAAGTTGAATATTCAACAGCTACCACAGTGTTCCCATTGGCATCTTTAGGAACTTCGATATACCAGCCTTCCTGAGCGAAACCTAGTGAACCTTTTAGAAGGTAATCGCCCTCTTCAACCTTCTCAAATTGGATGGGTTGCTTTTCAGCATCTGTATTAAGCTCAATATGATCACTGAATAACTTCACTACAGGAGAAGCAGCTTTAATAAAACCATTGGAATCTTTTGTTGTATTGTGAGTGTTATAGATAACGGCAACATCAGACCATACACCGGCATTACAAATACGTCCTTTAAGAGCATTTAACCTTGATGCTCCCATCGGTGCCCCTAACTGAAATGCGTAGCCACTTGCTGACATATGTCTAACATGGATAAATGCAGCATAGTTCATTGTTGAGGGCGAAGCTGAAGAAGATAATTGCTCATGGTAAAATCCGTTCACATCAATCTTATCAGTAGAAGTACTGTTAACTGATCTCCCACCCAAACCAAAAGCCCCAACTTCCATTACATTTCCTGCTGCAGTCCCAATTACCCGTGAAGCTGGGTTGGTTGCGGGGATATCCGTAATTTGTGAAAAGGCAGGTGCTAGATTAGGAATACCTGAGGCAAAAGGCAGCATGAATTGCCGTTTTCCCTGAGCCGAGTTATACGGGAATGGCCGGTGATCCCAACTAAATTTAAAAACAAGATTTGCCATTATGCTGTTACCCCGTCAATCACTTGAAATACCAATGTTTCAGTATGTTGAACAACACCACCAACAACTGCCTTGATATCCATCTGACATAAACCCAATGGCCATGTAGCAGTACTAGCTGCTGATTTCACATTTAGCCAACCCTTTTGTGTGCGCTGGTTTAAAGCAGCACAAGTGAAAGTTGCAACGGCTGCACCCTCCAAAGTCTTAACCTGAGAAGTAAAGGTATATCTCGTTAGATCAATTGCACGGCGAACATCATCAGGTGGATACTGCAAGGTTTCATCCATATCAACCAGCTGCAAGTTCAAGTTGAATGTGTCACCACGCTTAAAAACAAAATTGCTCATAAGTGATTCCTATAGACATAAAAAAACCACCGATGAGGTGGTAGTGAATAAGGCATAAAAAAACCGCCAGTTTGCGGTCATTTAATTAAAGTATTTTAAGGCTTGTAATCTAAATCAACACTTACTCCAGTAACTACATTATGTTTAGTTCCGCCAAGACAATTAACATTGGCCAAGCGTATATTCACATCAGAAACACATAGCTTGTTTTCGCTTTGCCACTTCTTCAGCTCTACAGACATAATATCTTCTAAATGTCGTTCCAGTTCTTGCCGTTTAATTTCAATTTCTTCTAATGTAAGCATGCAAGACATATCAATTTACTCTGTATCCGATCGTAATATTATATTGAACAAAATCCCCATTACTGCCGAGGTTCTGCGCTTGACCTTGCAAGACTTCTAACTGACCGCTCTTAAAGTATTCAAAATGGGCTAACCATGCATCAGCCAACTTTGTTATAGCCACTTCATGTGTGTTTAACCGGGCCATACAGTTAATCGAGATAATTCCTGTTCTTCGTGTACAAGGTACATCACCTATCCCAGCAATGATTGAACCACCCCATAAAACGTTAATGTCGCACCAAAGACCATCAGAAGGAACTGTAAAATCTTTATTGGGGTATTTAATTCGGGTCTGTTCAATGCCAGTGAATGCCATTGCTCTAGTGATAATGGCTTGTCGTGCTTGATCTAAAGTCATTGCCATTTTAACCACCGTATTTCTGAGCAATATAGTTAAACGTGATGCCATATACTCCTTTGGGAGCATTTCTAGAAAATCCGCCTTTAGTCTTCTCTGTTTCTGGCTTTGTAGTAAATCCACCAAATTCGATCTTATTGGCGTATGGTGCATTCGTTTGGATATAGACCGTTGAATAAGGCACCAATCTAGAAATAACGGCTTCACCTTTGTTAATAGTTGGAGTGCCGTTCTCATCCTTCTCTGACTCATTAAAGGTCATGTCTGGCTGATTGATACTGACTCGGTGTGAAGCTCTAAAAACCCCTGTATCAACTGGACTTTGTAGAACAACACCTTGCAATGCATCAATGACAATATCTTTCTGTTTTTTAGTAAGGTCTGCTTCAATTGTTTTAGTGAAGGCACTCGGTTTGCTTGTCCAGCCCATGGCGTTATACCTTTCTTAGCTGGGCCGTCCATACACTTGATGATGGATCCTGCCCATAACTCATAACCCGATAATTACCACCTTCAATCACCCAAATGTCATTAACATCTGGCTCAACTAAAGTACCTGCCGCATCCTTCACTTCATTTTGCAGTAGCACGGCTTTAGAGTCTGTGGCGCGATAATCTATAGGCTTAACTAAATCTTTCAAATACGAGCCAAATAGGACGCCTCTACCACTATATACATATTCAGTGTAATTATCCTCGCCAGTAGCAGGGTTAGATCCAGTTAATTTCTTGCGAGTGCATGTAAAAGTGTCTACAGCATCTGCAAGCTCATCCTCAGCATCAAATGCGGCTGCCAGTTCCTGCTGAATTTCATCACGCATTCCCATGGTCTACTCCGTAATAACAAAGGTGTTGATGTGGTACTTTTCACTCAAGAATGGCTCTAAAAGATCAAGGATGAATTGCATATCACCACTTACTGACTCTTCCTTGCCTGCAACATAAGTCTTACTTACAGATGTGCCAGACTGTGCAGAGACTGTTTTAGATGCCACTACACCTTCTTTTGTTGTGTAGAGTTGCCCTGCTGCTGCAAGCTTTGCCAAATAAGCTCCAGCTGTAAGGATTGCATCCTGAACTTCACCTTCAGGATAATCTGGTAAATTTCTAGCATTAAGCCACGCATTAGCCTGCATCACGGCAATAACTGGATCACCACTTCCCCACCAGTCAGGTCCTAGCTTCTGAGTCACACTTTCGACTGTTACATAGTTCATAGCTTAATCCTAAAAATCTAATTAAGAAGGACGGCCCGAAAGCCGTCCTTCTTCACTTAACCACCATTTGCTGGAGCTTCTGGCACAGGCACAGCCACTTTGGGATCTGTAATGCCATAGTCACCAGCTGTTTTGGCAGGGTCAAACATGGTGCCAGCAGCTAATGTGTCTGTTGCATCATCAGCATATCGGCGGTCTGTTGGGTATTGGTATTTGTAGTCTGGTTGCTTCTCAGCCATGACTGCTCTCCTTAAAGGTTAGTAATTAGGAAGCGGATTGAATTGTCTTCTGGTGAACCAACAAGCTCCCAGTTTGCTGCTTTCTGTAAGTCTTCCCATGAAGCGCTTAATGACTCACGGTCAGTACCACCAGTTAATGTGTTAGCCGGAGCAATGAAGCTAAAACCTTGTGGATGAATCAGCATGTTGCGACGAGTCCACAGGATTTCGTGACCAGCACCATTACCAGTTGCTTGAGTCTCTTCAACAGCTAAGTCTTTTCGACCAGGAACAGAGTCGTAAGAGAATGCACGAGGTCCTGCAAGAATCGTGATGAACTTAGCATTAGCACCTGTACCAATTTGCGTATTGAAATCTGTTTCAACTACAGCACGACCGTTATATACAGTGATTGGTGGAAGGTTATCGCTTGTAGTTACTTGTTCAAGCAATTGCTGCTTACGCATTTTGGCTGCAATACGTGGATGAACAAACATCACACCACGTCCACGTAATTCACGCTTCATTGTGCTTTCTGCATCAATGTATGCATCTACACTAAAGCCAGTCGCTTCAGTTGCTGTGGAAGCCGAGATATCAGTTGTTAAACGTTTTCCGTTTGCTTGGTCGTAGTTGCGCAAGCCAATAACAGTTGCACGTGCACGGTTTTCAGCTGCATCAAGCCAGTATTTATTCAATAAGCCACCAATCAGCTCAAGCGAGTTCACTTGTGATAGATATTGACCTAATACTGACTCAACAAAACCTTCGTTAAGGTATGCAACACGACCTTGCATTGCACCCGCTTCAATTTGGCGAGGCATTGCGATATCAGTCAGGATAGTGTTGCCATAGTTCTGCTCAATATTTCCGTCGATACCATTCACATACGGCACAGTGAAAGTAGATGAGCCACTTGTTAGCAGTGCACGTAAACGGTCATCAGAAACGAAAGCACCAGACTGAACTAATGGCGATACAGCAATTGGATTTGGACGTAGGTAAGATAAAACTACGTTTCGGTTAAAAACTTCTACTAAAGAAGGCATGGAGTTACTCCCAATAATTAATTAATAAATTCGCCATTTGACAGCGCTGCGGAGAACCCTTGAGGATCATTCTTTTCAAAATCCGCACGCTCTTGGGCGTTCATTTCACTTGGTTTCTTGGCAGCTCCACCACCTGAACCACCGCCAGAAGCCCCACTTCCTGACGCATTTGAAGCAACAATTAATGGCTTAAATGCCACGTTGCTGCGAAACTCTTTTTTGAGGTCATCAATACTTAAAGCACTAGGTTTGCCCTGCGAATCTAGAACACGTACTTTGACCTCCCCGTTTTCATCAGTTTCAACTTGAAGACGGTTTGTAATATGTGGAAGCAATACTGCCTCCGAGCCTTTGATAGAAAGCTCACTTGCTAATGTTTGTGCTGTTTGCCCGACAGTTAATTTGTAGACTTGGTCTTGCAATGCTTTGGTTGCTTCGGCGTGTTTTGCTTCGGCCTGTTCGAGCTTGGTTTTCCAAGACGCTTCAATTGCAGCAACGTCACCTTTTTTACGCGCTGCTTCTTCAGCTTCTTTTCGGGCAGCTTCTTCAGCTTCACGTTGTTTTTGCTGCGCAGTTTTCTTTTCACCAAGAAGTTCTTCAACTTTCTTTTTCAAGCCATCAAGTTCTGAGTTATCTTGCTGCGGCAGACCTTCAACTTTTAAATAAAATGCACCGTCTTTTTCTTCATAAAGTGCTTTCATTTCATCTGATAAGCCCTCTAGGCTATCGAGTTTGTATTTCATGTTTTGCTCCCTGAGCGGTTTTGCAGTCACAAACTGCGGGCAATAAAAAAGCACCCGAAGGTGCTAAGGTTTGATTTATTTGGTAGGCTTGTTAATTCTTCTAAGCCATCGACGCAATCTGAACTTACTTCGCGTTGAAAGTCTTGAAAGCTCCAATGAGCCTTCGCCTGTTAAATCAATGATCATAGTCCCAACCTCTTAAACATTTCTTCATCAAGCTTTTTGAGCTCAGCAAGTGTGAATGGCTGACCAGTTAAAGGATCAACAAACTTATCCAATGAGTACTTACCCTCTTTGAATAGTTTGTATCTTGTTGGTCCAAGCCAAGACTTTTGAAAAGCTACATCCTGTTTATCAAACCAACCTTTAAAAGTTGTATTTGAATCCACAACGCCTATTTCACCTTCACCATTCACCTTATTGTTGAATGGTCGCATTCCAATGGTCTTGCCTGAATCATCAGAGACAGGGATTAGGATTGATCTACAGTTGGGGTGAAGCGGTGGTACTGGATGAGGTTCATCTTTCTTGTAAACCTTGTCCGAGTAACCCATACAAATTTTAGAAGTGCGACTATCAAGCGTTGCAATGAACTTTACATATTCAACACCAATGGATTGATACGTTTCATTCAGGGCTACATTAGATACATGACTTCGAGCAGTGCGGACCATGGTAGAAATCTGGTTTCTACTCTGATCAAGCAAACCATCTTGGTAATTAAGCGCTTTCTTGCCCTTAATACGCTGAACAATCTGCTGATTAGCCTGGCCTTTAGATAAACCATCACGAATGGTCTGCTCTACACGGACTTTTGCATCATCCGCAATCTTCTCAAACAGGTAATCAAGCAACACACCACCACTTAAAGGCGTTTTCTTTGCCTTGTTGAAAAGTGTCTTCCCGTTTGGCTCTATTTTGCGATTAGCAAGCGTTTTAGCCTGATATGTAGCTTCGTATACAGCAAGTGCCGTTGCGCTTACTGTGAAGCTCTCAAGCAATCCTGATGCAACACTTGTCTGCCAAGTATGAACTAATGTTCTTACTTCTTTTAAAACAGGTGTTGTGTATTGCCCTGCCATCAATGCAGTCTTTTCAGCATCACTCAGGTCATCTAGTAAATCTCTTAGTTTAGAAAGCATCTCGCTAGAGAGTGCATCAAACTGTGTTAAGAGATTATTAATTTCAGTTGAAGACAACCGGTAGAGATAAGCCTGATGTGATACTAGGGCATCAAGTAGAGCTTTTTGTGACAACTGGACTTTCATTTGTCACCCCTGTGAATTAAACCACCATAGGTCTATTGACTGACTCGCTTTCGATGCGTGCTTGCTCATCTTCATAGCTAATTTCTGGTACTTTCCCAGTAGTTAGCAACTCATGGAAGGTTTCCATACTCATACGATTAGCAAGCACCATTTCCCAATAGAATTTCAGCGTATCAAGGTCAATCTTGCCTTTTGCAAAGTCTTGCTTAATTGTGAGTTTTGCTTTATATCCACTTCCATAGTATGCAGCACTCCATTTAAGCGCATATTCCATAGCCTCATTGGTATTAGCGACACACAAAGAAAGAACACTGTACTGGGCAAGCTTTTCATTGTTGGATTGTGTTGCAGTCTTATTGACTTGTTCAGTCTCAAGAATCTTTGCACCCATCGCTTGCATGTACTTTTCTTTAGCCTCCATAGCCTGTTTTGCTAAGGTGCTTTCAGTTACCTGCTTATAGTCAAATGATGAGCCTTTCGGGAGCATTAGAGGATTCTTAGAACCTAGGCGGACACCATTTTTCTGCAACCAGTCACGCCAACCTTCATCAAGTTCATTAATAACTGGCTGAGCTTGTCCACAGATGAAAACCATCTCCTCATAGCTTGCGCTGTTCTGATAATGGGCTAAGTTCATTGTGACAATTGGTTCTAATGGGATCGGGTCAATATTCCAATCATTAGCCAAAGACCCCAAAGGAATAAAAGGAATTTCATTCCATCTTTGGCCTAATGAATTCGTTGGATAGAAGATATCCCCGCCCTGTAGTTCTCCTGACTTATCTGTATAAACTTGAACGTTATATTCATTGTTTTCATCAAGACGAAGTACGCGATAGGTATTAATTTCTTTCTTGGAGAACTCGTCCTCTGGATCCTTTTCTGTAGTCTTCTCATGCAAAACGATTAGTTCTGGCTTATAGACCGAACCAACTCGCTTCAGACTCCAATTGATAATGCTCAACGATTCATAAAATACGATCGTTGGTCGAATGCCTAAGGTCTCAGCCTGCTGCAACGACACATTGCCATTAGTAGTTGGATAATCAACAAATAATCCACCACGCGCATGTTTAAGCTGACCTTGCAAAGCCGATTGTGCAACTTGATAAATAGATTTACCTGTCCCATCTGCATCGTATTTAAGAAAATCCATTCCATCTGGTTCGAATGTTGGATCCTCTGCAAATACTACACCAACCATCTTGTTTAATGAGTCTTTAGCGATCTCGTAGAACACAGCACGGGTTAAATAAGCCAAATAATATTGATCATTCTGAGTTAAGTCAGACGATACATTGGGTTTTGGTAAATATAGTTCGCCACGTTTTTTCACTTTGGCGGAACCATCACAGACATCGTCGATAGTTTCCCAACGCTTTTTCATGTCTGCATAAGCTTGATGTTCAGTATTAACTGGCATTAGTAAACCATTCCTATATCTAGTGATCTTGCAGGACGAATAATTGGGAAGCGTTTGGCGAGAGGATATCCGCCAGCATCTCCGACATGGTCCAAGCCTGATTTCTTATCTGGCATTCCAAAATCGTCATAAACTTGCTGCTCAAAGGTCTCTGTGAGTCTTGGGCATTTATTTGTGTTGACTAAGAGTGTTCGCTCTCCTTTGCCATTTAAGATCAAAGCATTTACTGCATTAATTCGGTCTTTAATGTTCGGGTTTGTTGAATTGACTTCGACCCTTAAGCCCTTCTGTTTCAAGATTGCATGATCAGATTCGCTACTCTTTTTTGATGAAGTAGCTTGGCCTGCCGCATCAGGGATAATTGTCATCTCATGGTTTGGGAACTTTTCAATTAATAGATCGGCCATTGTTGGCGTATCACGCACACCGACCAACTCATCTAGAGCTCTTGGCTTGCCATCTCGAATCACATAAACAACAGCTGCCATCTTCAAGACGTTGAAGTCCATACCAATGAGTAAAGCCTCATTAGGTCTTATTTCCTCATCTGTATGGTTTAAGGTCCGGTCGAAGTCTGGATATACAGCCCCACTCGTTAAATTAACGAATTGCCCTTTTAAGTAGGCTGAAATCAATTGAGGCGGGTAAGACTCAAACAATGATGCAATGTAGTCATCAGGAAGATTGGCTTCATTATCATAGGTGGAAGCTTGAATCATTCCATATAGAGCGCGCTTAGCATCGCTTTGGTTTGCTTCTTTGACAAATTGCTCATGAGTGAACTTAAAGCCCTCTGGCGTTGTTGCAACATCTATACCGTTCAACAAACCAGCTTGTTTATATCGCATACGAGCAATGATCTTACGCCAAGCTTGTTGAGCCTTGACCTTTGTCATCACATCAAGCTCATCAATCAGCGCATGACCAATCTTAAAACCTACAATAGTGTTGGGCTTTTCCATTGATCGGCAAATAATTGTGCTTCGATACTGACGACCATAATAAAGATCAACTTCTTTGTTCGATTCATAGATCTTTGTCTTTAAACCCCAATCAAAAGCAACTTCATCAATCGTAGGAAAAAAGATATCCCGGATCTGCGGATACGTTGGAGCAAAGTACCCCAATGGAACTTTAGGGAAAGACCAAGACTTATCACAAAGACTTGAACAACCAACCCATGTTTTACCTGAACCAAAACCAGCAACGAACGCTCTAAATTTATTTGGCAATTGTAAGAAGTTAGCCTGAGGCACATTCAGTGTTGGATTGATGTTCGGCATCTTTTTTACTCGCATCTACAACATGAATAGTCACCTGTACTGGGGTTACCTCTTCATCTTCTTCTGGATTAAGTTCTTTTTGGAGTTTCGCTATTTCAAGCTCTTGTTTCTTCACTTGAAGTTCGCTTACCTTATCCAATCCAAGCAACTTAGCTTTACCCATTGTTGCTGCAACTGCCGCCGACACCTGAACCCGCTCTCCTTTAAATGCTGCTTTGCGTGCTTCTTCTAATTCTTGAAGCAAATCATCTACAGTCAAATTATGGCGGGTTTGATGTTCCTTTCTAATGAGCTCAAGCCTTGTGGTAATCTTGGGGTTCTCAAGTAATCTTTTAGCCTCACGGTTGACCGTGTTTTCGTTCATTGAATCCGCATCGTAGGCTTGTCGATACGCCTCCGAAGCGTTCCCCAATTCAATAAACAATTGGCAAAAGTTCTCTTGCTTCGGAGTTAGTTTTAACTCCGCCATAAATATCACCCATTAAAAAACCACCCGAGGGTGGCTTATGTTTGTCTGCTTAAACTAATGAAGATCTAATAATTGACTCTTGCCTTCCTGACAAATCGTCACTTTCTAAAGCACAATCTTGAAGCTTTCTTAGCATCTCGTTTGTTAAGTTACATACAGGGTTAATAAGCCCTGAGAATCTCTTTTGTAAAACTTCTACTGCATTTAATTCGTAAAATTCGTCCAAGCAAACCCATGTACATTTTCTAAAGTAACAAGAATTTTGTGGCAAATAAAAGTTATGAAATCTATCTTTTGGCTGACATCCAAATGTTGTTCCTCGACCATGTTGCTGAGAGGTTGTTTTCGCCACGATTGCAATCCCATTATCCCATCCAAGGATAACAAAAAGCTTCTCTCCTGATTCCCCATCATGAAAGCTAAACTGTTGATCGAAGAATACAGAACCTGGGGTCATGACAGCTTTTGAATTACCTCTAAATGGGCTTGAGCTACTTTCTTCATTTCATCATATTCTTGCTTTCTAAAAGCTAATTCATATGGAATAAGTGCCCGTTTTTTGTTTTCAACATTATAAATCTGATGCCATGGCAAATTCTCAAGATGAGTTGCTTCAATCATGTCATCAGCAAGCTCTTTTTTATATGAATCAGCCAACCAATGCATGATCTTTAATTCGCGTTTAGTAAAATAACTAGGATCAAACTCTTTTTTAGTTTCAACCTTTAGCATTGTGCTGTTACCTTGATACACAGGGATCTCTTTAAAGGAGAGAATTTCTGCCATATCTGGTTGAGGTGAGCTAATTTCATCATACAGCTCTACAGGTACAGGTCCCATTTGCCATGCAAAATAATCCATCCCAGTCACACTTCGACCAGTTAACTTATAATGTTCGAAATCTAGGAAATATAACAACTTAAATAGCTTAATTTTTCCGCACTTATCAACGTTTTCAGCAAAAAACGCAACTGCATGCAGAAGTTTTTCACGATCACGATTAATGAGCATAGTATTTTACCTCTAATTAAATAATAGCAAATCAAAGGCTTTAAATGAACTACAACCTGATAAGTGTTAAAGCATCAAAACACCTCATCATTATTCAAATTCAACATCCTTTCCGTCTTTTCCAACCACCGCTCAAACATGGCTTCTGATTCTTGTCTTGTGCCTAATTGATACGTATCGAATAGGAAATGACACTTGTGACATAACGGCACTGTAAACTCGTCTGAGGCTTTGATTCCTCTACCCTTACCATGCTTCGAGCTATTTGAATGAGCGGCTTGACTAGGACTCTGACCACATCTAACGCATGGTAATTTTCTTATTGCAGCAAGTCGCTTTGCATCACGCATGAAGGTTACTTCTAATATTCTTCACTTGTTCTTTGTGACGCTTAATCTTCGCGTCAATATCAAGCATTTCTTTCGCAGTCATCAAACTTCGTGAAAGGTTTTGAAGCTTTTCTATTTCATTGCACAAAGCATTTAAATTCTTCTTCGCTTCAATTGTGTCCATGTTCACCCCAAAAAAGAAAACCCAGTCAAAGGACAGGGCTACAAACACTTAATCTTTCCACACTTTCTGCATTCTTTCTGCTTGAACATGCCTGATTCATATTCCCAAACATGTATGCAAAAGACCTGCTTAATGAATCGGAGCATGTGAACCTCCAAAAAAATAGCCCTACGCTTAAGCATCGACTAGAAATCCAGTCCAGCACATCGGAATCCAATGTTCTAAGCTTGTAGGGCATAAAAGCAAAAAGCCCATCAACTTAATGACAGGCTTTGATCTAGGTTCGCCTTCTTGCCTATATTGCAAGGGTTACTAACTAATCCAGTGATGCCTTACTTACACTTCGCACCACTCTAACATAAATATGCCATATAACTTGCGCAAGGTCAACCTGATTACTTGTCTCTATTCTTTAAGTCAAAACGAATGAATGGGTATCTACAATGCATAGCTGCCAAACCACAGCGAACATCTTCACGAGCATCGTGTTGGGTACGGAGAATGGTTGGGTTATCTACACGCCCTACTTTAATCACCATGTCTGACCATGAGTTGCCATAAAGATAGCGATCAATCACAGCATCAAGCCACTCATCAAGGATTTCAGACTGCCCTTGCATATCCAAGATGAGGCGTTGAACTGCACGCGCTTCATTATCTGTAATTTCACATGTTATACGCCCACGCCCCTTAGGAATGATTAAATCATCTGAGCATAACCAATCTGCCATGATCTGCTCTTTGCCTTTCACCTCCTGCTTGCGCTTCTTAGCAGCCTGATCCATAGCGACAGCAATCGGGTTTATGCTCTTTCCACAAGTTCCAGAATTTGAGTACATCCAAGCCCCAAATTGATAAAGCCATTCTTCTAGACTGTATTTAGTCCAGTCCGTTGTTTGCATAATGTGACTTACTGCCGCATTCATACCGTCACCCTTACTTCTTTAAATTTTTATCATTGCTACTGCACAGGCATAGCAGCCTACTGTCATTATTGCCAAAGCGATGTTGTGCCCATTTGGGTGCTCTTTACCGCCACTAAATGCAGCCAAAGTTCCAATAATTAAAAAGAAGATCGTCATAATCACGCCACCTTTAACCGTTTCATAGCTTCTTCAATCCAATTGAGCACTAAGCCTGCCTGTACTTGCTTTGTAGTGCCACGAATTACAGTCCATCCGTGAATGGCTGCAACTGAGTATTTCTCGCAGTCTGCTGTGTAGCCTTCGCCTCTGGTGTGACGTCCATTACTAAATGCACCGCCTTCTACTTCAACTAAGATTGGATAGCCTTCGATACGAAAGTCAGCCTTCCATCTACGTTCAGAATGGAATCTAAACTCCTGCTCATAAGCTATCTTCATCACATCTAACTGACAGCAAAGCATTGCTTCACCTTTACTAACACCTTGTCTATGCTTCAATGGCACGCTTGAACGCGCCACTGGTTTAGAACTTTTCCTTTGAGCCTCTTTGAATGTGGTCATTGGTCACCATACTCCTGATAAGCTCTTAACATTGCTTTGTACATTTCTTTGCGTTTTCTATTTGTCTCAGGATGCACATCACCACCTTTAATTGGATTCATGTAGCAGTGAGCAGCGTTGAGCATCTTCCGCGTTGGTTCTTTAGGCACAAGCATATATTCACCGCTTTCTAGCATTTTGATTTGCTCATCTACGCGCATAGTCTTTACCCTCCAAAATACTTTTAAGGGCTTTGTAGAAGCCTAATAACTCATCGCCAGAATATTCACGTAAATCACCACACGCATAGATGGCTTCACTAAGCTTTAAGAGCTTTAATTCATTTACCTCAATCTCAGCCTGTCTGATTCTCCACCCATACCAAGCAGCATTTAATGAAGATGCTATGCGGGGATTGAATTGATCTAATGGCCTGTAAACTCGTGCCACCTCATCAAACTTAACTTCAGTGAATGGCGACTTGTGCGGGTTAGGCTCGTAAGCCTTCTCAAACTCTTCTCTACACTTATCCATTCTTCACCACCACAAATCTAAATTTCTTATCCTTTGAGACCCAGCCGCAATAACCGCAAACTAGTCCGCCTTTTGATCTACCGCAGAATGGGCACATAACTAAAAATCCTCCACTTTGCAATTCGGCGAAATGTGGTTTTCTGGTTTGTCTAATACTTCGCAGTCAATGCGGAGCCCTATCTGCTTTTCTGCTTCAGTTGCTTTGCGATACCTATCAAGTTTCTTCTTAGCAATTGTTATGATTCCAAAGTCTTTGCTAAAGCCATGAAAGTAGTGCTTATGTTCGTACAGCAGCTCAACAAGACCTGAATTAACAACCGTTTGATTAACTAGGATGTCGCCTTTTTTAAACTCACTCATGGCTGGCTCCTTTCTCACGAATAAACTGTTCTGGTTTCATACCGCCTCCTTGTAACGTTTAGTAATGGATTGACGCTCCTTCAAACGCTTCAACCAACCGCGTCTTTTTAGCTTTTGGTACAGAGAATTAGCTTGTCGTGTTTCAGCATCCTTAATCCCTAAGTTTTAAGCTGCTCTTAACTGCATGATCTGTGTGTAAGTCATAGAGCCGAATAGCAATGGTTCTTTTTGGTTTTCTTTATTCATGCTGCACCTACCCTATGTGATACATATGGCAGCTCAACAGCTCTTTTTACTGCACGCTTCAAAGCTGCACGTTGGTTGCTTAATGCTTTAGCTTCCTTGCAAAACTCACAACGACATTTGAACTTGTTGTAGCCGTAGACTGTCCCATGAGTGAATTTAGCTTCATACTGCTCACCGCCAATTTCCTCAATCCAATCTAGTGTTTGCTTATCATTTGCTAATCCCATGAGAACGCTCCTACTGGACACATAAAGACAATTTCGATACCTCCATATGAAGGCTTATTGAAAGTCTTAAGTTCTTTATTGATCACTGACTCAATATGCTTTTTCGTTTCTGTCTTAAAATTAAATGCGCGCTTAAGAATCACTCTTGAGCCGTCTATCGCCTCTACGTTGAATTGCATCTTCTGGCGATTAATCGAAGTAACTTGAACTTGTACACTCACGCTGCACCTCTCTCTTCTTCTCCTGAACTGTGGTACTCAGCCATGGCATAAAGCTTTGCCATTGATTTATCACAGTTCCGATCAGACATGATTTGTGGAATACGTGATTCAACATATGCTGTACGCTTGTCAAAATCCTCTTTTGTCATTGGAGTTGCTTCTGCTTTTTCCTCGCTGCCAGTTTTGGCATACAGAACACTGAGATCTATTTGAGGTGGCTTAGACCATTTCGTCTGCGTAATCCCTTTTTCAACAAACTCATTCACTACATCAACATAGTTATCTTTGAATGCTTCATATGCGTAATACGAAGAACGCTCATAGCTATTCGAGTAGTTGAGATTTGAAAACATCTCATAACAACGGTTGTAAGCTTCTTTTTCTGCATTTGTAATTTCAACATCACGGTCAGAAAGCCATTTGACAATGTTAGCTAAAGCTGCATTCTTCTTTTTGAATGAATCAACTGCACGCTGCTGCTCAGTACCGAAACCTTGAACACCTAAACACCACTTGCGGAACATTGCAGGATCAGGGCAGTAGCCACTGTCACGGACCATGCAAAGGCCTTTATCTATTTGTTCACGAGTAAGTCCATCAATGCAGATCTTCATTGCATGATTGATTTGTTCTGTTTTAATTCCTTCAAACGTTTTCTCAAATGAGCGAGGTGCAATCGCTTTGAAGATGCCAACAACTTTTGCTGAGTTGATATGTTCTACAGCGTTTTGATTGTTAGAAACCATACTGTTCATTGCCTGCCTCCTCTTTTGCGATTAGCTCTTGAATTTCCGACATGCGAGTTGAAGCTTGGCTTTGATTTACAAAACCATGATTCTGTTGTTTAGGTGCAAATAAACCTAGATAGTTGCCCGAGATTGCTGTTTTAAGAGACTGGTTAGATCCTTGAAAGCCCCATGCTTTTAAGTCTTTGTAAATAACATTCAAAGCATTCTTGGTTAGTTTGGTATTTGCTTTTTGAGAACGGAAAGCAACGTATTGTTCCCAAAGTTCAAGATCACAAAGGTTTGCAAAAGTGGTTTTAGTAAGTTTGATAACTTCATCAAAACTTAACTTGCGTACTTTGTCTTTGCGTTCTTTTTCTGCTTTTGCTTTCTCTTCAGCTTCTAGTTTTTGTTGTTCAAGAAAAACTTGTTTCTTGTTTTCCTGATAAACAAAAAAATGATTCTCAAGTGGTTTGTTTGAGCGAAGCGAGTTAAATAAATTATCTATAATTAAATATCTATAAATAATATCTATTGTGTCTTTAGTTTCTAAAGTACCTTGCGCTTTAGTTTCTAAAGTGGTGCTATTTAGTTTCTGAAGTGCTTTAGTTTCTGAAGTGCTTTTATTACTAAAGTGCTCAACAAGTGAAATCTCATTTAATTTGTACTTGTTTCCTAGCTTTGGATTGGTTGCAACAATAGAGATAACACCATACTCAATTAACTGCTTTAAACCTGCACGAACTGTAGCTGTGCTCAACTTACGAACATGCTCTTCTAGGCCTTCAATTTTTTTGCCTTGTAGTTGTGAGTAGCTAACAAAGTCAGATTCTTTGTTGAATCCGCTAATGTATTCCTCTAGCTCGGCATAAACGTTACGAGCAGCATCACCAAGAAATGGCTTAACTTCATTCCGATAAAGCCGACTAGACATAACGTAGCCTTTGTCGAATTTATCTGACATGGCTGTTCGCTCTTTTTTCTTAGCAGTAGATGGGTGCAACGTAATAACGTTGTCCTCCTCCTGCTTATGTGCTAAATTTGTTTTCATTCATTGCCCCTGTAATGAATATCGAAGCCTGATCCACGAGATCAGGCTTTTTTAATGCCTTCTTTCCGAACGGATTGTTTGCTTTGTTCATATAAATCAAAGCGTTCTCTAGGTATTCCAGATACCAATGACATAAGATTCTTGTCATCTTCACAACGCTTCATATCCAAAATGGCTAACCATCTTAAATACTGGCTATTCGACCAGCCCCGTTCGAATGCTTGTCTTGCTACATGCTCAGCTACAAGCTCAGGCAAATGGGTCGGCATACAATGTGTCTTTTTTGCACTTGGTTTTCGTTTAGTCATGGTTGTTCCTAAGCGGTTACAGTAGTTCGTTTAATTGGCTCTTTGCCACTTGCTAAGTCTCTGATTTGGTATTCGCGAGCTAAAGGGATTTTTTCATTTGGCCACTGGTATACAGCAGGAGGCTCTATCCCTAATAGCTTTGCTAAGCCAACACCATTCACACCAAGCAACTTGTAAGCTTCCTGTTTGGTCATTTACTCAACCTCAAAAAAATAAGATTTCTTAGTATTAAAACAAAGATAACTTATTTTTGCAAGATGTAAGATAACTTATATGAAGAAACTAGAAACTATGGGCCAGCGTATTCGCGCCTTACGAAGAGAAAAGAAATTAACTCAAGGCGATTTAGCAAAAATCGTCGGGGTTAGTGCGCCTAATGTCACTGGTTGGGAGAAAGATGCATATGCACCTAAAGCTGATCCTTTAAGTAAAATGGCCGCTTATTTTGGTGTGTCCACTTCGTATATAACAAATGGTGATGAAAGCGGCCCCCAATTGGATAGTGGTGGTGCACAATTAAATGTTCTTGACATTGAAGCCTTTAAGCAGAAGTACAATATTCCAGATAGTGAAGAAGCTGTTAAATTTGTCCAAACACCAACTAAGCCATTCCCTATTCAAAAAAGATACGTTCCTGTTAAAGCCTATTCAAAGATGGGTATGGATGGGTATTTCACAGATATGGGGTATGACGGGAACGCAGGTGATGGATATGTTCCAACTCATACAGCAGGTCCAAGAGCTTATGGTATTAAAGGCACTGGCGATTCAATGTTTCCTGCAATTCGCAATGGTTGGTATGTTGTATGCGACCCTGATGCTGAGCTTGTGCCGACTGAATTCGTTCAGGTCTGCCTGAAGGATGGGAGATGTACCATTAAAGAGTTCATTGGAATCCACAATGGTGTACTAAGCCTAATTGCAGTAAATGGTGGTGAGCGATTTTTCTTTGAAATGGACGAGGTTGAAAGTATTGCCGCTATTACAGATATCGTGCCACCAAGTCAGCACAGACTAGAACACCCTTATTCCCATTAATCGCAGGATATTTTATGGACAACTCTAAACTACCAATCAACCAGATTATTGCTCGCATCAATGATGCTGCGAAAAATAGTGAAGCTTTGGTGCTAACCGCTGAAGAAGTAAAGATTCTTTCTAAAGATATCGGTGATAAGGTCTTTATTCCTGTACTTACGAATGAGCAAGTCGTTCAGTTGGTAAAAGAAGGAAAACTGGGGCAGAAAATTAATAACACTAAAGATTAATAAACTGTGAACCCGACACAGTACTTAAGTCGAATGATGGTAGACATCACTCCACTTTGTCGGGTTTTGGTTTGGGAATTAATTAGGTTAAATTCAGCAAGTTCTAAAATAAATCTAGTATAATACTATGTATCTACAAGAGGCTTTTAAACATTGATGGTTTTTGAGTTGGTTAAACACTCACCAAATGCGCTTAGGCGCTATATGACTGACATGAATGTGTCAGCGAGTGCGCTCGCCAATTTAACTAATATATCTGAAAGCAAAATCAATAAATCTCTGGTTGAAGTTGAAGTATTTAAGCTTAGCCAATTAGAAACTATTTCTAAAGTTTTGTTTGTGCCAACAGTATATCTAACAACTGATAATTTTGTTTATGAGCGAAATACACCTGAATTAATAGAATTTAGAAATCATATAGATATTCCACAAGATAGATACAAAGAAAATGCTTTAGTGCAGGAGTTTTGCCAAGTTAGAGATAACTTTATATCTGTACTAAGTTCTCTGAATGAAGAGCCAAAAGCTTTTGATTTAAGGCTTAGTGGAACTAATGCTGAAGAAGATGCTCAAACAATAATTGACTATTTTGGTTTTTATACGCACACCAAAAAAACTAAAAATTCAGATGATTACTTTAATGCTTGGAGAGATATTGTAGAACTCAAGGATGTAATAGTTATAGATAGAGGGCGTGAGAAATTCGGCTCGGATGGTATGTGCTTGTACTTTGATACTGCACCCATTATTACCATTTTTAGCTCAGGACAGTCCCAATCTAGAAAGCTATTTACTTTAATTCATGAAATTGTCCATTTGGGGTTAGGTAGTAGTGTCTTTGATGGGCGATTACTAGAATCCGACAATAGTCTTGAAAAATATTGTGATCAAGTTGCAGGTTATGTCTTAGCTCCAAAAAGTATTGTAGCTGCTTGCTTCAATGAATATTTAACCATCGAAGAGAATGTCATTCTTATTCGAAAACAAACTAAAGCAAGCAAGGCTGCTATTGCTATTCAGTTAAAAATGCTTGGATTAATAAATCAAGATCAGCTTACTGATTATTTAGAGTACATCAAACCCAAAGAAAATGGTGGAGGGTTTGGTTCTAAAAAGGAAAATATGGTCTTAAAGTATTTTGGCCACAGCTTTGTTGAAAAAGTTATGAGTGCAATGTGGCAAGAGCGCATATCTTCTAATACCGCCAAAAATATTCTTGGATTCCATAAGACATCAAAACCTTCAGCTTTTAAAGAATTGCAGCAAAAGGTCTTCTAATAATGATTAAAATTAGCTTAGATACAAATGCTATATTAGACTTTTGTTACAGAAATTATCCAGAACAAATATTCAAGGAAGTATGGAGTTCTTTGGAGAGTTCCAGGCTAGCGAACCAAGTTAAGTTTTACATGTGTGAAGCTGTTTTGCTTGAAACTGAACAAAAGATTGCGGACTATAATTATGATGAATCAATTTTTCACGCCTTTCTTGATCGTTTTTGCGTCCATAAAATCAAGCCAAATGAACATGGAGCATCAGTCCTAGGTTTGAAACAAGAGTTACTGAAATATAATGCATCAAAAAATTCACACCACGTAACTAAAGATAATTACGCTGATCTCGATGTTGTTAGTTTAGCTCATCATTATGGTACAGATGCTTGTGTTATAACATGCGAACAAAGAAATCCTTTTTTAAACTGGGATGCTAAATCACAAGGTCACAACATGAAAGTCCCGAATATTTGCGAAAAGCTGAATATTGAATGTGGCAACTGGTCTTATTTATTTTCAAAACTTGGATTTTCTTTTTAATTGGTTTTAAATTTTCCTATACAACCCACCCAGTGTGGGTTTTCTTTTGTCTATTAAAGCACAAAAGTAAGATTTCTTAAATTAAAATAAGATTTCTTATTGACAATAAAACTAAGTTTTCTTATATTTATCTCATCAACAAACAAAAACCGCCATAGGGATCGAAGTCTAGGCGGTTTGCATCAAATGCGGGGATAAGTATGACACAGAAAAAAGAAACAATCACTAGCTACAAAGGTTTTGACAAGAACCTTCAATGCCGTGGCTTCCAATATGAAATTGGTAAGACTTTTGAACATAAAGGAAAAGTAAAGGCTTGTGGTTCAGGCTTCCATGCTTGTGAATATCCTTTAGATGTATTTGGTTACTATGCACCAGGTGAATTAAACCGCTTTGCTGTAGTTGAGCAATCAGGGGATTTAAGTCGAGGTGATGATGATACAAAGGTTGCTAGTAAATCAATCACAATCAAAGCTGAAGTAGATATCCCATTTCTAGTTAAAGCTGCAATTGAATATACAACTTCTCGTTGCGAACCAATTAAAGAAGATTCTCCTGCTTTTACGGATAACAACTGCGGTCAAGCTATTGCTACTGGCTACAACTCAGCAAGCTCTGCTACTGGCGACTGGGCAGCAAGCTCTGCTACTGGCTACAACTCAGCAAGCTCTGCTACTGGTTACAAATCAGCAAGCTCTGCTACTGGTTACAAATCAGCAAGCTCTGCTACTGGCGACAAATCAGCAAGCTCTGCTACTGGCTACAACTCAGCAAGCTCTGCTACTGGCTACAACTCAGCAAGCTCTGCTACTGGCTACAACTCAGCAAGCTCTGCTACTGGCGACAAATCAGCAAGCTCTGCTACTGGTTACAAATCAGCAAGCTCTGCTACTGGCGACAAATCAGCAAGCTCTGCTACTGGCAACTGGGCAGCAAGCTTAACAACTGGTCACTACTCTGAAAGTCAAATAAAAGATCAAGAAGATGATCAATATGGGGTCGCAATTTCCACAGGTTATGAAGGAAAAGCTAAGGCATCTGAAGGCAGTGCAATTGTTTTAACTCATAGAAATTCTGATGGTGAAATACTCCACATTCGAGCATCCAAAGTTGGTGAAAACGGTGTAAAGGCAGACACATGGTATCAACTTGATGCTAATGGTCAGTTTGTGGAGGCATAACCATGACTGAGAATAAATATTCAATCAAGCAAGCGTTTGTTGATGGAACTTCTGGATTCTTATTGTTCTGGGTGGTGTTTTTCTTATCAGTTGGTCTTTTACGTAGCTGTGCCAACGAGCAACACGTCAACGAACTCAAAGCAAAACAGAACATGTACGTGCGCATGCAAGTGGAAGGTACACCATGATCATGGCCCTTTTAGATATCGTGCTGTTTAACCTCATCTTAGCGGTGCATTGGGGGATTATCTAATGAATATGTTAGCCAATATCTCGTTTGATGCTGCTGTATTCACAAGCCTTGAAGTGATGAATGTAGGTGTTGAGGATGGCGTTGTTAAGTTCTCTTTGTCGGTTCAAAACGCTGAGCATATTTACATCGTTGCAAGTGTCAAGGGAATTGAGAAAAACGACACTTTCGAATATGGCGAAGGCTTGGACTATCAAGACTGGAAAGACGTGGATTACACCATGATGACAGTCGATTCAAGTAGCCGTCCCCATGTCGATCATTTTGATTATGTAGATGCAATAGAAGGTATGCCCTTTGCCCTTACTTCTACTCAAATCCTTAAGTTGAATGAGTACTTAGAAGAACTGGCAAGAGAAGAAAAAATCAATGAGTTGAGAGGTGGGTGGTGGGAACTAGACATTTAATTTGTGTGCAGCACAACAAGGCTTCAACAAGGCGCCTCTTGATAGCAGTGAAAGGTTTGCATCTATTACTTCACCAGATAGCAACGAAGGCTACTACCAAGTGAAATTCTTAGAGTCATTTGATTTAGATAATTTGCCATCTGAAGAAGACTTTATTGCTCAGTTAGAACGTGGAAAGAATTAGGAGAAGATTATGAATGCGCCGGTTAAAACAGAAAATCATTTGAGTGTTCAGCAAGAATCTCCAATCGATAAAACTTTATCAATGATTGAGCGTATTGCTTTAGATCCAAGCTCAAACGTTGCAAAGCTAGAAAAAATGATTGAGCTGCAAGAACGCGTAATGAAAACGCAGGCTAAGCAAGCTTATGACAATGCAATGGTTCTAGCTCAATCAGAAATGCCACCAATCGATAAGTTTAAGAAAGGTCATAACAGCAATTACGCACCACTTGACCACATCATGTCGATTGTTTTCCCAGTGTTGAAGCGCAACAACTTATTTGTGCGTTGGACTTCTGATCCTAAAGAAAATGGCTCGTTATGTGTGACATGTATTTGCTCTCATGTGGGTGGTCATAGCGAAACATCTTCAATGGATGTGAAGGAGGATCGAGGTGGAAGCAAGTCAGATATTCAAGGCATGGGTTCGGCTTTTACTTATGCAAAGCGCTACACCCTATCCGCCCTTCTTGGTCTTGTGTTGACGGATGATACTGACGGAGCACGTATCAACCTTAAGGTTACTGATGCTCAAGCAACAATGCTGCGCAACAAATTGAAGTTCTTTAAGCCAGAAGCTTTAGAAGCCTTCAAAGCAAAAATTGGTTGTGAAGTTGAAGAATTGCCACGTGGTGATTTTGATTACTGGTGTTCATACATCGACAACCAAATTAATAAGCTCATGGCAAATCAAGGAGAAAAGAATGCAAATCCTTGATTGTGAGCAAGGTTCAAGAGAGTGGTTAGAAGCGCGAGCAGGTCTAATCACCTGTTCGGAGCTTGAAGCGGTTTTCTCTAAAAGCAAAGGAAAAGAGCTATTTGGTAAGGCTGCCATCACTTATATGTATGAGTTGATTGGTGAGCAAATCACTGGTGAGCCTAAAGAGAGCTTTTCGGGTTTTCATACTGAGCGCGGACATGTTCATGAGCCAATGGCTATTGAACTTTATGAAATGCAGACAGGTAATGAAGTTGGCAAGTGCGGTTTCATTATTGGTGAGAAATTTGGATATAGCCCTGACGGCTTAGTGGGCGCAAACGGCCTGACAGAAGTTAAGTCAAAGCTGCCAAAGCTACAAGCACAGATCCTTTATGAAGGTGTTTTACCGCCAGAGCATTACTACCAATGCATGGGTGGTATTTCAGCAGCAGAACGTGAATGGATTGATTTCATTAGCTACTGCCCTTCAATGCCTTTGTTTGTAAAGCGTCTATACCGAGACGAAAAAGTAATAACAGAAATTAATAACCGAGTTGATCAATTCTTAGAAGAACTGGACAAGCGGAAACAAGTGATTTTGGGAGCAGCAGCATGAAAAAAATCGAATTAAACACAATTAGCGGTACTTCTGACCAAATCGCTGAGGAAATCTTTAAGAAGATTATTAGCCCTATGGTTGATGAAATGAATAGCCAAGATAAAGACTCCGCAAAGGTTTTTACCTTCTCAGTAATGTGGCTTGGTATGGCTTTGTATGCTGCACAATTTGAACCACATAATGCCAAGAAAACAATTCAATTCAGTGTTGATCAGTTCATGGCAACGTTAGACAAATTCAACAAAAGACCGAGCTAAGGAGCAGCAGCATGACAGATTTGAATAAGAAAAGAGAAGTTAATCTAAGCTTTGAGCAAGATGACGGTGCTGTTTGGGTCTTTGATGGAGATAGCCACCAAGGAACTGAAATCAGTCATTTAATGATGATGCATAGCGATGAATATAACGAAGATGAATTACGCGTTATTTGTAACCATGCGGCATTTGAAATAGACAGACTTAGGGCCGAGCTAGAAAAAGCCAAAGGTCAGGCGGTGCCAGATTCTTCGCATGGAGTGATTCTTACTTGTGAGCAGTTAAGAGATGCCTTGGAGTTTAGTGCCCCTGATTTAAACATTGAAAGTAATGAATTTTCAGATGAGCAAATGGGTACAGAGCTGGCAATAATCTATCAAGAAAGCGGACATAGTGGAGAAGGTTTCTATTCTTACTATGTTGAGTGCCCAGATGAGGGTTCTATCAAGTTGGGTGAAAGCGAATCGGGAGCTGAGGGATGAGTGAAATGTCTGTTTTTAACTTCAATCAAAACGAAATTCGCACCATTGTAAAAGATGATGGTGAAATTTGGTTTATAGCGGCTGATGTGGCAACAGTTTTGGGTTATCGCAACGCACCAGATATGGTACGCAATTTGGATGTTGATGAAGCTGATACGCACAATCTGCGTATCAGGTCTGAGAATGGTGTATTGCAAGATCGCCAAGTATCTATCATCAATGAATCAGGTCTTTATTCAGCAACACTGAAAAGCCGCAAACCTGAAGCTAAGCAATTTAAGAAATGGGTTACTTCTGACGTATTACCAAGCATTCGTAAAAATGGTGGCTATATTTCAGGTCAGGAAAACGATGATCCCGAAATCATAATGGCTAAGGCATTACAGGTCGCTAATAATGTGATTATTCGCAAGACTCAAGAATTACAACAAGCTCAAGCTGAACGTGACCATGCTATTACAACCAAAGCGGAAATTGGTAGTCACCGAGAGGCTACAGCTATGGCAACCGCATCTAAATTCAAGCGTGAAAATGAAGACCTTAAGCAGAAATTAGGTGAATCCATTTCTTTCGCTGCGGTGGCCTCAATCAACACAAAACTCAAAACTAACTTTGGAAATAAAGAAGGTCGCCTACTCTCTAAATATAGTCGTGAGCACCATTTAGAAATTAAAAAAGCGACTGTACAGGGTCAACGCTTCTCCGAAGTAAATTCATATCACCGAGATGCTTGGCTTGCAATTTTTAACATTGATTTAACCTCAGTTTTTGGAGCGTAACTATGAAACAGCTATCTAAACTTATGTGTCAACTAGGTTCATTATCTCGTGGACTGGATAAAGAAAATTCAGAGTTTGAGCCAAAATCACGCGATAAACTCGCTTTAAAACTGAGAAAGGTTGTAAAGAGCGCCCAAAAACTCGAAGCACAGGAGTTTGATTTGTTCTGTCGTATTAATGGGGCGAGGGATATTGCTTTGGGTCTTATGGATGGTCTAGGGCTTAAAAGTGGTGCTGAGATTGAAAAGCAATTAATTCTTATTCTTGAGGCATTGGATGGTGTGGAATGACAGAAGTAAAATTTGTTTCTATGCCTGCAGCTGAATTGGCTCAGGTCATTGAAAAAGCTTGTGAGAATGCAGTGGCCAAAGTTTTAGCAGCACAAGAAGATGAGCTGCTTAACATTACGCAATTATGTGAACGTATACCAGGCTTATCCTACCATTCATTTAAAAAGCTAGCCAAAGAGCATAGATTCAAAGATATTAAAGGCCGTTATTCGCTTACGGCTGTGAAAGCCGCGCTGCAATCTCACTAGATGTGGGATTGTAGTAAATCATCGCACGCCGTGGATTACTCCACCCAAACATTTTACACAGATCAAGCAGCGGGATTCTTAAAGCAATTTTTGTTGCTGCAGTATGACGACTATCATGGAAAGTAAAACCTTCTAAACCCGCTTCTAACTTAGCATCACGAAATTCATCGGTTGCATCATCGCTAGTTATGCTAAATACATACCCTTGCTTTTTTGGGCCAATGGATTTAAAGATTTCAACCGCTTTGGAGCTTAATGGCACTTCCCTTGCACGACCATTTTTTGTAAGGTCTAAAATTAAATAGTTTTTACTCAATCTAATTTTTTCCCATTTCAGATTGCAAATTTCTGAAAGTCTCATTCCAGTTTGTAAAGCGATTAAAAAGATATAACGCATCTCAGTAGATAAGAAAGGTAATAAAATTTCTATTTCTTCGTCGCTAATTACACGTTCTCGATGCGGTGATTCTGAAGGGAACTTAATATCACGTAGAGGGTTTACCGATAGCCATCGCTTGACCTCAATGCACCACGTAAAAAAAGCTGATAGCAAAATAAACTCACGTCTAATCGTGGCACCTTTAACATTTAAAAGTCTTTGCTCACGCCATTCTGTTAAGAAGTCTTTATTAACTTGAATGAGTGGCTGATCCACATACATGGCTTTTAATAAAAAGTTTATTTTTCTTCGTTCTTTTTCAAAGCCACGTTTATTAATAGAGACAGTATCACGGTACTCAATTAAGGCGTCTTTAAATATAATGTGGTCGAAAATCTCTAACTTTTCATTCTTTAATCTTACTTCTGTTTCTTGCGCCCATTTCTTTGCATCGCGCAAAGTATCAAATGTTTTTGACTTAGCCGAATGTGGCTTGATTCTAACGGTAGCTGTCACTCTACCATTACGTTTTTGAAAGGTCGCCAT